GTCAAATTACAAATACAAATTTATTAATTTTAGAACAAGCTATTGGTGGTTTTACAACTTTTAACTTAACTAATGCTAATAGATCTTTAACTTTTACTAATGGTGCTTTATCAAATGGTAAAAATGATGTTATTAAATTAACAGGAACTTTAGCAGCCAACAGAACAGTATCTATTCCAGATTCAATCGAAAAAGTTTATCACGTACAAAATGCATGTGATCATGCAGGAAACACTTTAACTTTTAAAACATCATCAGGTACAGGTGTCCTTTTAGCTGAAGGAAATAATTATGTATTATATTCTGATGGAACTAACATCGTAAAATTATCTGAGCAAAGAAACTGGAGAGTAGTTTCAGCAGCTGAAACCGTTCAAGCTGGAGCTCAACTTTTAGTAAATACAAATGGTGGAGGAGTTACAATTACACTTCCAGCCTCACCTGCTACAGGGGATGAAGTTTCATTTGTTGATCAAGGTTATGACTTTAATTCTAACGCTCTAACTGTAGGAAGAAACGGTTCTAATATAGTTAATGCAGCGGCTGATCTTGTTGTTAATACACAGGGCGCAGCTTTCTGCTTAGTATTTTCTGGAGACGCTACTACTGGTTGGACCTATAAGGAGAAATAATCCATGGCTAACTACGAAGCAACTAAATACGATTTTGATGGTGCTAATCTTACAGGTATTGAAGGAATACCAACGGCAACTATTGTGCCGTGGTCTTCTTCTTCAGTGCCATCAGGTTTTTTAGAGTGTAATGGTGCTTTAGTTTCAAGATCAACTTACTCCGCATTATTTGCAGTTATAGGAACAACTTACGGAGCTGGAGATGGTGCAACTACTTTTAAACTACCTGATTTACAAGATAACGTAGCTCTTGGAAAATCTGGAACCAAAGCTTTAGCATCTACGGGTGGAGCAAACACGGTAGCTTCAAGCGGAAACATCGCAGGTTCTACAGCTAACGCAACTTTATCAACACCACAATTAGCATCTCACAGTCACCCTGGAGGTGGTAATGCAGCGCCTAACAGTGCTAGAGGACAAGGGCAGCTAAACGAAAATATTCAACCAGGTTTTTCATCAGCTGGAACTGGAAACGCAGGAAGTGGTGGAGGACACTCACACAATTTAAGTGCAACTTTTTCAGGAGATGCGACTTCTGTATTGCAACCTTTTTTAACTGTGATATATATAATTAAGACGTAGGAGAAAAATATGGCAAGTATAGGAAATTGGACAGTAATAATGGAAGATAGAAAAATCATCAAACAAGTTGGTGATGGAGCAGGTAATGCTTATGTCATTAACGATGATTCTTTCTGGTCAAATTCATCTTTTTCAAATATCTGGGCTATTCATTATGGAAACGCTGTAGCGAGTGATGAAGTAGAATATAGAGATACTACACCTCACTCTACTTTTGCTAGCACAGGAATTGATTTTCAACCGTTTATAGACAAATGGGATAGTGAACATTTAGCACAACTACAAGCTAATTGGGACAATGATAACTCTGGTACAGAGAATGAAGAGGGGGAGTTTGTTCCTGAAACTGAATCTGAAAAAATTGCTAGACTAGGTGCTCGACCAACTTCTTATTCGTCTTAATAAATAAGGTGAAAATTATATGGCTAATTATGAAGCAACTAGATATGACTATGATGGTCAAAACATAACAGGTTTAGAGCTTATACCTACAGCTACTATACTCCCTTGGACTGCATCATCATTACCTAGTGGTTTCTTAGAGTGCAATGGTGCAACCGTTTCACGATCAACTTATGCTGCTTTATTTGCTGTCATAGGTACAACTTATGGTGCGGGAGATGGTGCTACTACTTTTGAGTTACCCGACATACAAGATAGAGTTCCAGTTAGTAAATCTCCAAACAAATCTTTAGCTTCTACTGGCGGAGCGGCTACCGTTGCTACAACAGGAAATATTGGTGGAACTACCGCTAATGCTACTTTAAGCACAGCGCAACTTGCATCCCACTCTCACCCTGGTGGTGGTAACGCAACATCTAATCCACGAGGTCAAGGGCAATTTGCATCTCCCTTTAGACCTGGTTTTAGTCCTTCCAATACTGGAAGCACAGGAAGTGGCGGGGGACACGATCATAATTTAAGTGCAACTTTTTCAGGAGATGCAACATCTGTAATACAGCCTTATTTAGCTTTAATATACATTATTAAAACTTAATTATCTTAACAGCATCCAAGAAGTTAAAATATATTTCTCACCTGATAATGGTGGATTACCTCTATGGAGATAAGGAAAACCAGCAGGCCAAATAACTATTCTACCTTTTTTAGGTTTAACTCTTACTGATTGATGTAAAAATTCTGTTTCTCCACCTTCCTTAACATCATTTAAATATATAGAAAACACTAAAGCTCTAGGTTCATTTTCAAAACCAGCTCCATGTTCAACATGCCAAACATGATATCCCTCAGTAGGTAAAGTTTTTTGTATTTTTAAAGATGTATAAAATAAATCTGGAAAAACATCACCAGCTCCAGTTGCATTTTTGTAATGAAGTAAAGCTTGATCAAAATTTAACATCATAGGTTTTAAATTTTCCCACCAAACATCTACGTTATCTTTAGCAGCAAAAAATTGTTGATCTTGTTTTTTAGTAATAGAAGCTCCTTCAAAAGCTATTCTATTTAATGTTTTATTAAATTTATTTTGTTGTTCGTACATGTCTATGGCTTTGTTACATTCTTGATCTGTAATATGGCCATCATAAGTCCCTATAAAATTATTTATATTAACTGTTCTTTTCATTTAGTGTCCTAAGTTTTTTAGAAAATTCAAATTGTTTATTTTCTAATATATTAAATATTAAACTATATCTTGTTTCTTCCTCTTTTACAGGCTCAAAACCATGTAAAATATGAGGAGGAAAAATATAATAATCTCCTGGTTCAGGGGATATTTTTAAATTTAATTCAGGTAATATTAAATCACACCCTTTAGTTAAATAAAATATACCATGATAACACGGGTGAGTATGATATTCTAAACTATCACCCTTCTTAATTTCATTACCCCAAACGTTCTGTAATATAAATTTTTCATAAAAAAATTGAAATATATCTCCATGAGTTATTTGATGTTTATTAATTAAATGAGCAAAGAAATTTTTAAAAAGAGGATTATCTACAAAATGACCCCATTCTGTCATTCCACCCTTTACATTTGTATATCCATTCATATGTTCCTTAACATTGTTTTTAATTTCTACAATTAGGTTATGAAGAACTTCAGGGTATGGATAATTACCAAATATTATATTTACGGTTCTAGGATAAGTAATATTGAGGCTGCTTTTATGCTCATTAATTTTAGAGTTTTTGTCTAATATGCTAATCATTTTCGATCTTTCATTCTTAAAAAAACTATTGTATAACCCACTATATGCTACAAAAATTAAAATTCAAGGCAGGATTTAACAAACAAGACACAGAATCAGGGGCAGAGGGACAATGGACTGATGGTGATTTTGTAAGATTTAGATATGGATTACCTGAAAAGATAGGTGGTTGGCTACAATTAACCTCAGCTCAGAAAACATTACCTGGGGCTGCAAGGGCACAATTAACGTTTTCTAGCTTTGCTGGAGAAAAATATTCAGCCATTGGAACTTCACAAGGTCTTTTTTTATATTATGGTAATGATTTTTTTGACATTACTCCTTTAGATACAGCTATTACAGGATGCACATTAACAACGGTTAATGGGTCAAATGTTTTACAAGTTAATAAAGGATCACATGGATTAGACGTAGGAAGATATGTGACTCTATCTGGAGTAACAGTTACAGGTGCATCAGATTTTACTTCAGGTGAGTTAGAAAAAACTTATGAAATTTTAACAGTTGCAACCGTAGATAAATTTACTGTTCAAGCTGTAAGAAATGAAGGAGGAACGGGTATGACAGCAGCTGGCGCTGCAACTGTTAATCCTTACGTTGAAGTTGGACCTACAATTCAAACTACCGGATTTGGTTGGAGTACATCTACATGGGGAGCATCTACATGGAATACACCAAGAGCAACAAGTGACGTGACTCTAGATCCAGGAAACTGGAGTCTTGATAATTTTGGTCAAGTATTAGTTGCAACTATATTTAATGGAGAAACTTTTACATGGAATGCTGGAGCCTCTAATCCTAGAGCTCAAAGAGCATCTAAAACTACAAGTAATTTTCAAACTACAAATAATCCAACCACAACTAGATTTACATTAGTTTCAGATAGAGATAGACATTTATTTCACTTTGGAACAGAAACCACAATTGGATCACCAGACACGCAAGATCCCATGTTTGTAAGATTTTCTAACCAAGAAGATTTAAACACGTATGCACCAACAGCGACTAATACCGCTGGTACATTTAGATTAGATACCGGTAATGAGATTAGAGCAGCTCTTCAAGGTAAAGATTATGTATTTGTTATAACTGATTTAGCAGCTTATGTTATTCAGTTTGTTGGTCCACCATTTACTTTTTCTGTAAGACAAGTCGGAACTAATTGTGGTTGCATAGGTCAGCATGCAGCTACCTTTGTAAATGGAATAGTATTTTGGATGGGAGCTGAAGGTGGTTTTTTCGCATTTGACGGAACAGTAAAGTCATTGCCATCATTAGTGGAAGACTTTGTATTTACTACAGATGGAGATAATTTAGGTTTAAACTTCGATTCTAGAGATGTAATTTTTTCTGGAGCTAATAATTTATACACAGAAGTAAATTGGTTTTATCCAAAAGATGGATCAGATCAAATAGACAGATGCGTAACATATAATTATTCTGAAAATATATGGACAACTTCATCTTTAGATAGAACAACATACGTTGATCAAGGAGTATTTGATGCTCCTTATGCTACGGATTATGATGATACTTTAACACCTGTGTTTCCTGATATATTAGGAATTACAAATAAATATGGAGCTAGTATTTACTATGAACATGAAGAGGGCACAGATCAAGTTAATAGTTCTGGAACAACAGCCATACCTGCATTTATTAGATCAGGTGATTGGGACATAACTTCAAGAAGAAGTGCTCTGGGTCAAGCAACGGGTGTAGTAGATTATAGAGGAGATGGTGAGTTCTTTATGGCTGTAAGACGTTTTATACCAGATTTTAAGTATCAAACAGGCAATGCTAAGGTAACTTTATTTGTAAGTTCTTATCCTGATGATGTAGCTGTTAGTTCACCACTTGGACCCTTTACAGTTACGCAAACAACTGATAAGGTAGATACTAGAGCTAGAGGAAGACTAGTCTCAATTAAAATAGAAAATGATTCTACCGGTGAAAGCTGGAGATATGGTACGTTGAGATTAGACGCACAACCGGACGGAAGAAGATAATGGAATATACAACTATAGTAAAACCTGATGGTACAATTGAAATTGTACCTGTAGAACAAACTAATAATTTACCTTTTGACGTAGGAGGCAGACTTTTTGATCAATTTAATACTGCTCCTGGTATACTTAATGTACCACCTAGATCTTTTCAAAGTGTATTTCCTACAAATGTTCAAACAGGTATCATGACCCAAGCACCTATAGATTTTAAAAGATTTGAAGGTATAACCAAAGAAACAGATATTGATGATGATACTCAAGATGAAGTAGAAGAAACTAAAACTGGAGGAGGAATAGCAAATTTATTTAGAGCCATTTTAGGTTTTGCTGTGCCAGGAGCTAATTTATTTTTAGGTGGTTTAGAAGGTATAAAAAGTTTAAATCAAAGATTACGTGCTACTGATTTTGGTCAATCAACTAGTTTTGCAGATTATCTTCAAAGACGAAGAGATAGAAAAGCTAGAGAAGAAGCTGCAATGAGAGGAGCTGATAAACAAAGAATTGAAAACTTAAGAAAATTTAATGAAGGCGCTGGACAATACTTTAGTGGACGTGATGATGGTATTGGATCTGCTGGAGGAGGTGCTCCTTCACCTGGATCTGCAGGACCAGGTGGTTCAGATGAAATGGGTAGTTTCTAATGGCTAAAGTAACTAACTACATACCTGATCCAAAACCTGAATATGATGTAGAAAATCAAAGACAAATACTAGAGTCTTTGACAACATTACAAAATCAACTTAATTTTTCTTTTCAACAAGATCTAAAAAATGAACAGGATGCGTTTAACTACTTTTTATCATGAGTATATTTTATAAAAACCAAGGTTTTAAACAATCCGGCACAGGTAAAACCACAGTGCTTACCTGTCCCACTGATGGGACAATTATAATTAAAAGTATCTATTGTGCAAACAATGATGCATCATCAGGTGTTTTAGTACAAATGAATTTTGTTGATTCATCTGATTCAAGCACAGAATATGAATTTTTTAGAGATGAGGTGGCTGCTAAATCTCAAGTAAACGCCTCACCTCAAAGCTTGAATTTAGAGGCAGGAGATGCTATAACTGTGCAGGCAGCTACAGGCAGTAATACGATACAGGGCCTGATAAGTTATGCTTTAATAGATAGAAGGAATGAAAACGGATAATTTACCAAAAATAGAATGTACGACTATAACAACGTATAGAAATACAAAGACTGGAGAAGTTTTTAAAGATAAGAAAGAAGGACCTGATATTGTTGAAGACGTCACTGTACAGGTTACTAATAAAGGTCTAGAAATGTTTCAGAAAGTAATAAATGATACAAAACAAACCAAAACTTAATATATTATCAATAGATTGTGATTGGGTTTTATCTTTAAAACATCAAGAAGAACTACTTGGTTTTTTAATACCTTTACTCTATACACATGAAGATATAACTTTATCTTTAACTCACAGAGATATTTATCCTTTAATTACTCATGGTTACGATGAATATAATTTAATTAATATAGATCATCATCATGATTTTAGATATGATGATAATAGTAAAACTAAATTACATGAAGGCAATTGGCTTTCTCATTTATCAAATATTTTTAGAAACAAAATAAATTATACATGGATATCTAATTTTAATTCAGTGCATGTGCATCTTAACTCTTTACAAAATTTAAAATCTTTTTATTTTGACCACAATATAAATTATATAAAAGAAAAAAAATTTGATAAAATTTTTATATGTTGTAGTCCAGATTATGCAGCTGTTTCTGAATCAATTATTACATATAAAATTATAGAAAGGATAGTAAATGAAAATAAGAAATCAAAACCCTAAAGGTGGAACTGAGCTACAGTTTGAATATTTAGAAAAACATGTCGATAAAAATTTATTAGATCAAGTGCAGATCTGTACTTCTGTACCTGAAAAAATACCTTTGCATCCAACTAAACCAAATATACTTTGGCAAAAAAATTCTTATGATCAACCTAATCTAGCACCATGGTTTAAGAATCCAGCTAATCATAATAAATATGATTGGTATGTTTTTAATTCTCATTGGACATATGAAAAGTTTAGATATCATTTTAATATACCTACTAATAGATCTGTAGTTATTAAAAATGGTATTGATAAAATAGAACAGGCTAAACCATATCAAAAAGGTCAACCCATAAAGATAATACATCAAAACACACCTTGGCGTGGTTTGTCTGTATTGTTAGGTGCAATGCAATTAGTAAAAAATCCTTTAGTTAGTTTAGATGTATATTCATCTACTGAAGTTTATGGAAAAGACTTTTATGATAAAAATGATCATAACTATAGAGAGCTTTATGACCAAGCAGATAAATTACCTAATGTAAATTATATTGGATACAAATCTAATCAATATATTAAAGACAATCTTAAAAATTATCATATGTATGTTTATCCTAGTATCTTTGAGGAAACGTTTTGTATATCTTTATTAGAGTGTATGGCTGCAGGTTTATATTGCATCGTAGATGATTTTGGTGCTTTATATGAAACAGGTGCAGAGTTTCCAATGTACATACCTTATGACACTAATCATAGAGCTCTTGCTCAAAAGTTTGGTTTTGGTATTGAACAAGCATCACACACATTAGATCAAAAACAGATACATGATCATTTAGATTCACAATCTAGGTATGCGCATATTTATTATAATTGGAACAAAGTGGCTATGCAGTGGACAACTTTTTTAAAAGGAGTTATTGATGCAAAATCCAAATAAACCTATCTGGTTTAATAAAGAAAAAAGTGTAGAAGTAATAGATCTATCATCTGACAAAAAAAGATCACCTCATAGAATAATGGTTTGCACACCTGTGCATGGCAATGTATCTATGCACTATTGTCAAGCAGTATTAAAGTTTCAACAAGATTGTATACTACGAGATATTCTTGTTAGTTTTACATTGATGCAATCTTCTTTAGTTACTCAAGGTAGAAATTTATGTGTAGCTGAAATGTTAAATCATGAAGATGGATATACTCATTTATTATTTATAGATGCAGATATTGATTTTAATTTTCAAACCATAGAGACAATGTTAAAAGCTGATAAAGATGTTATTGCATGTCCCTATCCAATGAAGTCTTTAGATTGGGATAAAATATTTCAAGAGAAAGATAAAGCTCAAAACAAAGATCAACTAAAAAGACCTGGATATACTTTTCCAATTAAACTAGAAAATCAAAATCATATAGAGTCTAATTTAGGTATTGTAGAGGCAACCCATGCTCCTACAGGATGTATGCTTATAAAAAGAAAAGTATTACAAGACATGATAAAACATTACCCTGAATTAAAGATATATCAACCTACTAATATTAATGGAAAAGAGGTTAAAAAAGAAAATTTTTACAATTTTTTTGATACCATTCATGATCCTAAAACTAAACGTTATTTTGGTGAGGACTTTGGTTTCTGTCAAAGATGGACTGATATGGGAGGCAAAGTATATCTATATATTATGGACTATATTACTCACGTAGGTGAACATCAGTTCTGTGGTAGGTTCTTTGATAACCTAAAACCAGCTATTGACGAAGATAAAAAAATCAAATAAAGTGTGATATTTCAGGATTAGTGTGCCTGCCCTATAAACTAAATTTAGACAAAATTATGGCAATAACAAAGACTAAACAAGCAGAAGAATTTAAAGCTGGAGCATCACCTATTAAGTTAGTGGGTGATTACAGAATAAAAAAAGTAGATGATAATAAAAAAATAGCTGGGTATATAGACCCAATGTCAGAAAAAAATGACATGGCTATGGAGTTGTTTGGTAAACAATTAAAAGATCTAACAGACGATGAATTAGATTTGTTAGATGAAGAAATACAAAGATTAAGATCTAAGTTTATGGCCACGGGTGGTAGAGCACAATATGGTTTAGGTAGTCTTGTTAAATCAATTAAAAAAGCTGCTAAGAAAGTTGTTAAATCTCCAATAGGTAAAGCTGCATTATTATATACAGTCACAGGTGGTTTAGGTAATTTAGCAGGTGGTAGAACTTTCTTTAAAAACTTTATGAGTCCAACATCTTTTATTGGAGGAGCTTCTGACATATTTAAAGAAGGTGCACTTACAAATATTTTAAATTTATCTGGAGCTGAGTCAGGCAAGGGTGCTGTCCTAGATGCATTAAAAATAGGTGGAACTGGTGGAGTAATTACTGGTTTGTTATCTCAACAAGAGCCATTACCTGGTGAGTCGACTACAGATTTTGAAAATAGAAAAGCATTAGTGAAAGAACAACTTAACGTTCAGTTTAAAAGATTATATCCAAAAGGTGAAAATGAATCTGAAGAAGACTACGATATAAGAATAGACGCTTTAGTTCAAGATGCGAGTGATCAAACAATACCTGTAGGAGAGATGGCTGAAGGTGGACGTATTGGTTATGCCATGGGAGATAGTGCTAGTGATAACGCTATGCAAGCATCAAGCATGGAAGGTTTACCTCTTAGAGAAAATAAAGCTGGTATTACAGAATTAGATTTAAGAAAATCTGGTGGATTTATACCACCTGTTGGTGTAAAAGAAAAAGCTGATGATATCCCAGCGATGTTATCAAATAACGAATTTGTATTTACTGCTGATGCAGTAAGAGCTGCTGGTGGTGGCAGTGTAAATAAAGGCGCTCAGAGAATGTATGATCTCATGAAAAGCCTAGAGAGTAGAGTAGTATAATGGCAGAAGTTCAAACAATACAAAATTTACCAGCTCCGTTTATTGAAGCAGCGGGTCAAACTTTTTTAGAACAATTACAAACTGCTATAGGAGAAGCAAAACAACAAGACTTAACCAAACTTTTTGGTCCACAATTTGTAGCTGGACCAAGTGCACTGACTCAACAAGCACAAGCACTAGCAGGTGGCCTTGGATCTTTTGCACCATTCTTACAGACTGCAGCGGCTACAACGGGACCACAAGCTTATAAACAATTTACATCTCCTTTTCAAAAAGATGTAATTGATGCAACTTTAAAAGAATTTGATATACAAGCTGCAAAAGGTCTACCAGCATTAAGAGCACAAGCTATTCGTTCTGGTGCATTTGGTGGTGGAAGAGAAGGTGTTCAATTAGCAGAGTTTCAACAAGCAAGCGACAGGAACCGAGCAGCATTACAATCACAATTATTACAACAAGGTTTCGGTCAAGCGCAACAGCTTGCACAACAAAATTTTGCTAATCAATTAAATTTAGCACAGACTGCACCTGCATTATTTGGTCAACAGATCTCAGCTTTAGGTGCATTAGGTACACAGCAACAAGCACAACAACAAGCTCAGTTGTCTGCTCAACAACAATTATTACAACAACAAGCAAATAGACCACTAAACTTAGCTCAACAACTTGGTTCTGGTGTTACGAGTTTAATAGCTGGATACCCAGCACAATTCCAAACTACAGTTTCACCTTCACCTACACCACTACAAACAGCGATAGGTGCGGGAGCTACGTTAGCGGGGATATACAGAGCATTTAGTTAATATGAGTCGAATACTTAAAAGACCTATGTTTAGAAAAGGTGGCACTACCGGTGGTGGTATCATGAACAATATTGTTGAAAGAGGACAATATGCAGAAAGTAATGCTGATGATTTAAATTTATCAATAAAAGAAAAATTAAAAATAGTAGATGATATGGCAGGGACTTCTAAATTAGATGACCCTATAACATCTTTCTTATTACAACTTGGACCACAAATTGTAAAACAAACAGGTGGAGGTGGTTTAATACCTAATTTACTTTTAGCTTCAGAAAAACCTGTTCAAGGTTTATTAAAAGATAGAAGAAGTGAAAGAGCAACTAAAAGAGCAATAGCTTTAGATTTTGTTAAGGATTTATCTGACTCAGATAAAATAGCTTTGCAAGAACAAATAGAATATTTAATGTCAGAAGAAGGTGGTGGATTTACTAGAGAAGAAGCCTTTGATAGATTAAAACCTGCATTTAGAAAATCTAAAAGTCCTGTAGATGTAGAAAGAGATGAGAGAGCTCTTAAACTAGAAGACATTGTAAAAGTAACATCTGATAGAATGGGTCCTACTTTAACTACCGACCAAGCTAATTTAATTTATCTAGATGAACAGAAATTATCAAAAATTAATCCAGAAGCTTATAATAATTTTTTAAGAACATCGTCAAGAGATAAATATGTATACGGAGTAGAGGAGTATAAGGGTGATACATCATTAGGAGCAAACGTTAATCCAAATGGTACACTGGCTAATCTTCCAGAAAACACATATGTTTATGATATAACAACTGGTGATTTCATTTATAGACAAGGTGATAAAGTTTTCAAAATAGATTTAGATGTAGAAAAAGGAGATTAGAAAATGGCTGAAAAGTCTAATTGGTATGATTTTCTAATTCCTTCCGAAGAAACACGAGAAGCAATTACAAAAGGTATTGAAGCAGCTAGCAGAGACGTTCGTATTTTAAAAGGTGAAGGACCTGAGGCTTTAGAACTAAGACGTAAAGAACAAGAGTTTTTAGACTTAGGTCATGACGATGCTACAGCTGCTAGACTTGCTAAAGAAGCAATAGAAAATGATCCAAGAATAAGAATAATACCTAAAGATTTTAAAATTATTGGCGATGCAAAAGCATCTACAATAGAAACAGAGGAAGTTGAAGAACCTGAAGTTAAAAATATTAAAACAACTGAAAAAGTTGGATTAGGCACTGCTCAAGATTATGAAGTAGGTCTTGGTCAATCTATAACAGGAGCTGCAGTTAGTGGCGCTATTAAAATACCAAAGGGAGTAGTTAACTTTGCTACTTTAGTTTATGATGCTTTACAGGATGATGGAATACCAGTAGATGAAAGTTTAACAGAAAGATTTAATAAAGAGTTTGAAAAAACTATTTTAGGTCTTATAGAAAAACAAGCTTCAGAAGATGCTAGATCCACAGCTATCGGACATCTAACTGAAGCATTTACACAATTATATGGTGGTGGAAAAATTGCACAAAAAACAGCTGTACCCGTAATAACTTATGCAACTAATAAAGCTAGAACATTAGCGCCAATATTAGTTAACGCTGTTAAAACAGGTAGATATGGTAAAACTGCTACTGATACTGGTAATGCTGTAAAAGCTGCTAGTAAAGCAAAACAATTAAATAAAGCATCAAAGTTTGATAAATTTGTTGGTATCTCTGTAGGTGGAGGTTTTGGTACAGGGTTTATTGTAGCTAAACAAGAAGATATCGGAACATTTGGAGATATAGATGCATTAGATTTTTTAGGGACTGGTCAAGATAGAGAGCAGAAACTAAATGCTACCGATGATGCATTTAGACAACTAAATAATAAATTTAAATTTGGAGCAGAGTTAGCTTTTCCTATTTTACCTTTTGTTTATGCAACAGGTAAAACTGCAAAACTTTTAGCTACTAAAGGTAAAGATCTTGCATTTAGTGATTCACAACTAGAGAGATGGGTAGACAAATTTATTGGTAAACCTTTTAGATCTAGAAGTAATAAAGCTCAAGAAATATTTGATAATATTCAAAAACTAGAAGGTAAGAAAAGTGCTATTAAAATTACAGCAGATGATTTTGCTAGAGATTTTGATGATGCATTAAAAAAAATTTCTAAAAATAGCACTAAAGCAACAGAAGCTTTACAGAACCCTGAGGAGCTTTCTAAGATGTTTGCTAGATTTATTTTGTCTGGTGATGATGTTGTTAAATCAACAAAGGTAGGTAAAAAAGTAAATAAAGATATTATATTTAAAGGTTTTACACCTAAAGTTTTAAAAGATTTTAGACAATCTATGGAAAAAATAGGTGTTAATAAAAATTCTATAGATGAATTAGTAAACAATGCGATTATTTTTAGATCATCTGCCGCTGCATTAAAAAATAATATTGCTCAAAATAAAAATATTACAGTTGGAATTGAAGAATTAAATTCAATTTTAAATAATAGAATTAAATATAATTTAGGTTCGGATTATAAAATTTTTGATATGAATACTGGTTTGTTTGATGGTTTTAAACCTACCCTAAGTACAAAAGAAGAAGTAGCTGGTATTATAGAAAGATATCACAGAGCTAATGGAGAGAAAGCTTTTAATAGAGATGATGCAATGATAGTAGTTAATAACATATTAAAACGTGTAACTAAAAATCCTGTAAGTAATACACCAGAGTTTCCAATAGGAAGCGTAAATATTTTAGATGACAAAGCTGTTATAATAAAAAATATTGGTGAAAACATAACTGCCGGTGGTAAATTTAAAGCAGATAAAACAGGAGGTTTAATACAAAAAGAATCTGACTTAAATGCTTTTAAAAAATTATTTGGTGAATATAAGAATGCAAAAAATGTAATATACAATGTAATGACTGATTTAGCTGAGATAGTAGCTAGAGATAATTTTTACACACAATTATTAAGAGACAATAATAAATTATTGGCTGCAGGGGAAAGAGCATTATTTTATCCTAATTATAACCAGGCTTTAATTAAATTGCCTTTTACCGAAATAATTCGTTCACCTTTAAAACTTACAACAAGGTTATCTGATAAAGTATACTCATCACCATTAGATGGTAAATTTACATCAAAGATATGGCGTGATTCTATTATAGCTGGAGATGCAGTGGTATCTAGCCCTCTTACAAGATCTCTTCCTTATAGAGCTTTAATGCTTATACCAAAAGGTGTATCTCAAGCTGGTAAAACTATTCTTGGTCCTTTTACACACTTAAGAAATTTTTTCTCTGCTGTGTTCACTACTGTTCATAGTGGTAATATTTTAATTAACCCATTAAAGTTAGCAGAGTTTGCTAACACAGCCAGAAAAAGTGTGCAGCCACAATTACTCTATAGACTAACTGGTAATCCTAGATTTAGAAATCAACCAGAGGATCAAGCACTATACAAGTTTTTATTAGAAGAAGGTGTAGTTAATCAAAACGTAGTGGCTAGAGATGTTGAGGGATTATTAGGAGATATTACTCTTGCTGGTCAAAGAAATGAAACTGCTGAAGTATTTTTTAACAAATTAGTTAATTCAACAACAAAAAAATTTAAAAAATTATATGGTGTAGCCACTGATTTATACACAGCTGAAGATGATGTATTTAGAGTTACAAACTTTTTAGCAGAAGGTCACAAATATAAAAATGCATACAAAGAAGCTTTTCAAGCTGGTAAGATTAAAAAAATGCCTAGTGATTTAGAAATTATGAGAGAAGCAGCTAAAATAGTTAGAGAAACAGTTCCTAACTATGCGTACGTATCTGATTTTGTAAAAGGTATTAGAAGATCACCGGTTGGAAGTTTT